GAATATCAAGATTGGTAATACCAGTACTGATAGTATCATCACAATTGGTGATAGTGTTGATGGTTCTAATGCTAATAGGTCTAAGATAACTATTGGTGGTGCATATGCAAGCACTGAGTCTGACTCCTTCGTACAGATAGATGCCAAGCAGCTTAAGACTGCTGGTGATATGCAACTTGGTACTAGAAGAGGATTGAATGATTTTGTTAAATTAGAGTCTCCTGCTGGAACTGTTGAGTTCTTCTCTGGTAACAGTGCGACTAGTGTACTTAAGTTTGCTGAAAATGCTTCTGAAATAACGATTGCTGGTCAAGGTGGTACTACCACAGTTAGAAATAACTTCCTTGTTGATGGATATTTGAGAGGTAACTCTGATATTACTCTTTGTGGTGGATATGCTTCTTATTCATTCAAAGCATTGAGAGCACAGGCAGGTACTATTATTGAACCTCATACCTCTGGTGTTCTTGGTAATAATCTATACAATAAGAATGTAGATATTATTGATGTTCTTCGCAGTACTGCTACAACAGGTGAGTTTAACCAACTTGATACTGCTGGTGCTGGTGCATGGGGTGGTAACGCAACACATACAGGACAAGTAAACTTCCAGACTACTCCTAGTGGTATGTCTGCTGCTGTATTCCCAGACCTAACAGGTACTGATAAGTATTACTTGCCATTGAAGAAAACTCCTTATGATGCAAGTGGTGCTCAATATTATTCAGAAAATGATATTATATTGATTGATTCACCAGAAGGTTATGATACTCGTGCTACTCTTGACATGGCCAATACTGCTAATTACTTAGCAACTAGTGCTGCTGTTGGACTTGCAAGTGCATCTTCACTCCATACTGGTAATGGTACTGGTGATTCAGGTGGATTTGATAATGGTGGTGTTGATTATCTTTGGATGTCTGGTCAGCAAGATGGAACTAATGGTGATATGCGTTATGTTATCTTCCCTAAGATAGACGCATCAGCTAGTACTGCAAACCAAGGTGTTCCATTAGAAAGAATTGAAATTGAAGCTTTTGTTGCTAATAATAATAATGGTGGTGAATATCCTGATGTTGTTGGTGCAGGACAAAGAGATCAAACTTCAGAATCCTTATGGCTTCAGTATTCTACGGATGCTGATCCTACATTAGGTAGTGCAACATGGGTTAGCATTGGTGAGATTATTCCTATTCAGGGACAATCAAATGTTCCTGCTGGTAAGTCTACTTATGGTATAGATATCCCAACTGCTGCTCAAGTTTCTAGTGTAGCATTTAGATTATTACAACCAACCAATACTTCATCTGGTTCTGGAAATACGATTATAAGTAGAGATGATTATGGTATTACAACTGTTCTTTACAAGGCTCTTATTACATCTTCTCCTGAATTTGTTAAGATAACTCGTTTACCACAGATTAATTCTACACCATACTATGTTGAAGTTCAAAGACAACCATTTGGAACATTTAGTTCTGTTAACTATAAGCATCCTGATACAACTGCCATCTATAAGTGTACAGTTCAATATGATGCTACATGGTTAACTCAACCTGTTGATGGTGCAAGAGCAACTTATCTTGATACAGATGACATATATCTTGCACAGTTTGGTGGTACTTTAGATGTTAATGATTATGTAATCTTATCACGTAGGGATTTAACTAGCCCACCTGATAACATCTATGATGATGGTGAAATTTTAAAATTAACAACTACATTATCACAATCTGCTAAGAAATTTGCAGTTAAGAATGGATGTGGTACTACTCAAGAGAAGACAGTATTTGAAGTCAATTCTGTTACTGGTGATGTGATCATTAATGGTGATCAGTATTATACTGGTGCTCTTACATTAAATGGTACTTGTTCAACACCATATGTTAACTCAACTACTAATAAGAAGTTAACTATAACAAATGGTGGTGGTGTTAAGACATTTGAAGTTGACACCTGCACAGGTGACACACAGATTGGTAACCAACATGGTACTGTGTTCATGGTTGCTGAGGCATTTGGTAGTTCTCCTGTTGCATACACTAAGGGTGTTGATGCTGTTTACACATATAGACATGATCCACAGTCTATTATGTCTGATGGACCTAAGACAACAGTTGCTTCTAATGTGGGTACAAATGATAGCAGTATAAAGATTCAATCCAATTACACTAAGTTTGCTGTTGGTGATTTAATTGCTATCTACTCTGGAACTACTAAAATTGAAATCGCTCAAATTACTGCGACACCAGGTTTAGTTGGTACTGATCAATTATTATACTTTACTACTAACAGTAATTATCCTAATGGTGGTCGTGGATCTGTTTCTAATAAGGTAGAAGGTACAGTTGCACAAGCATGGAACATAGGTGCTGATGTTGTTAAACTTAACAAGTATGCATCAACAACTACATTGCTACATGATATTCCTAATACACGTGTAGCAAGAGCTGCTGCTATTAAGGCAAGATCACCCAATACAAGTGAGACAAGACTTGAGATTCAACTTGCAAATGCAGATCTAATTCAACCAAAACTTGATTATCCACAGTATGTAAGAATTGGAGAAGAGTGGTTTATACCTGACAGTGTTGATGGTGGTGTTGATATTGCCTATGCTGTTAAGATGCCTAAGAGTATTAGGAATCCAAATACTATTGGTACAGCAATAGTTCCTCTTTATGGTGGTGGAACCATTAAGAATCATGGTGACTTTGAGATGACTAGTGGTAATCTTAGGGTATTTGGTTGTGATGGAATCACACCAGTATTCATGGTTGCTAATGATGATGGACACCTTGGTGATGGTTCAGTTGAAGATCCAGTACAAGGAACTGTCGGAATGCAACTTTATGGACCTGGAACTATCCACGGTAACCTTGAAGTTAAGTCTAAAGATTGTCAGGCATATGGTACTTGTATTGGTGCAACAACCTTTAAGGTTAATAACCTTACTGGTGACACTGATATTGGTTCTAAGTTCTATCAGAAAGGAAAAATTTCTGCTACAGAAATTGCTAATGAAAGTATCTTCCACATTGATAACCTTGGTGCTTCTGGAGCAACAAATCCAAAAGACTTTAGAATTTATCAGAACAACGCTATTGATTCATTCGGTATTGAGAAATACTGGACAGGAAATGGTGGTAGAAGACATACATATGTTGCATACGATCCTACAACAGGTATTGGCCAACAACAATCTAACCCACTACAGGTTAATAACAACTATCTAATCAACGCATCTTCAGGTGCTAATATGGTACTTTACTTACCTGACAACGCACAGACTGGTGATATGATTAGATTTACTGAACTTAGTGGTAATCTAACATATAATACAAGTTTGATTCTTAGAGCACTTAAGATTGCTGGTGTTTCTACTGCGGTTCAAGGTGATACACTTGGTACTAAGGTAGGTGCAGGATCTAATGTAACAAATACAACTGCATGGGATTCTGGAGAATTAATTATTCAGACACGTAATGCATCATTCGGACTAATCTTTGCTGGTACGGTTGATATTGAAGGTTCTGCAAACGCACAAACAATTCCACCTTCATTAAGAGGATGGTGGTTAATGGAGTTATAAATGGCAACATATTACAGTTCTATTAAAGGTATGAAGACTGCTAAGGTAGGAACTATCCTACCTTGGAGTGGTGATGGAGGAACAGGATTCCTTTCTTCCAATATTCCTAGAGGATGGATTGTATGTGATGGACAAACACATACTGCTTCTGATTATCCATTGTTAGCATCTATATTAGGTGATACTTATGGTGGTGATATGACTAAAGCTGCTGGTGGCCATTATACATTTCCATACGTAGATACTGTTGATGGGTCAAATACAGCAACATTTAGAGTTCCTAATATATCAAACAAATTGTTGGTTGATTTAGAACCAACTCATCTGGATGAAACAAAATATAACCAAGGACAGACTAATTGGAAGGATGCTGTTATTGATAACACAGGAAAGAAACTTGGTGCATTGATTGATGGTTATGGAGAAGTTGCTGCTAGTGTTATTAAGACATCTTGGTCTGCTAACTCTGATATAGATTTTACTCTAAATCTTTCTGGTAACTTATATCTTAAGTTTACCAATATGACATTAACTGCACCTGATTTCTTAGAAACAGTTTATACACTTGGTCGTAAATTGGGTGTTAACCATACACCATCACACGGTCATACTGATAGTATTCAATCTGTTAAAGATGATCAGAAAGGAGCAATGATTTTCCAGACTGATGCTGGTATTGAGATGGATGGAACTGAAACATTTACTAATGGTTGTAGTGCAAGTATAACACCATTTAACTGTAAATTTAAATCTGCTAATCCACATAGTTGGAGAAACGGACATATTACTATGTCATATTTTGGTAATGCTGATTATGAGCAGACATTACCTAGAACTGGATCATTTATGGAATACACCACAGATTCTGTGAATGTTGGTAAAAATTATTGGGATACAGTTCCTGCTGGTGCTAGTAACTGGAGGGGAGCTACTAGAGGTGCTGGTCCAAAAGAAGAAGTATATACACAGACTATTCCAGGAATGGAGAATACTGATCAGATTGTTGATACTACTCCTGTTGATACTCACTCCGTACCTGCACAGACAGGTATGTTCCCTAGGCCAATGTCTGAAAGAAATAGACCAAACTTTTATGGTTATACACCTAAAGATGGTACTACTCCTACTAGAGCAGATGGACTAAAAGATTCTCCTGAAATGAGACCTGCAAAGGTTGTTCCTGGTTGTACATTAACAGAAAATTCAAATGAGATTATTTTACCAGATGGTACTAATATTAGTCAACAGTATGGTACTGGTTCTGATGCATGGACACAATGGGATTTGATTCGTCCATTAATGTATGTTACTACAACTAATACTGTTGATAAGTATAAGTGGATACCTGAAGGAACATGGATTCAATCAATAGAATGGGTAAAGGATGCTGGTAACACAGCAGCTGGTGGTAATTATAAATTAACACTTAATCAATCTATGGGTGGTGGTACTACTGATGCTGCTGGTGGTTGGGGATCACAAGCTAATGTTTCATTAACATTTAGAGATGGTACTTGGCCAACCTCAATGAACCAAGGAAGAGAGAATAAAAACCCTTTAGAACAGTCATTTAGACCTCATAATCATGGTGGGTTTGAAATAGCACAGACGCTTGGTACTATGGTAGGACCACCATCACACACAGCATCTAATGCTGATGGTTCATCTTTACAAGCAGAAAGTATTGAAAATGCATTAAATATAGCAGTAGATACTACTCAACCTTCGTTAACAATGACGTTCATTATCAAGGCATACTAATGGCAGTAATATACAACAAGGAAAGGGCAAAGTACGGACACTTGACAGGTCAAGTTATTACATGGCCAATTACTTATTCAGGAGTACCTGATGATGCTGTAAATGAAAAGAGTCTTCCAGCAGGGTATTTAAAATGTGATGGATCAATATATTTTGCAGCGGATTATCCTCAACTTGCTTCTATATTAGGAACTGGTTCTAATAATAAATTTATTAAGAAAAATATAGATGGTAGTGATGTTGATAGTCTTAATGATAATCAATTTATGGTTCCTGATTTAGGTTCTAAGTATCCTGAACCTACAACAGGTGCTAATGCTGGTGTCTATAATAGTATTAGAAAGAAAGATACAGTAACAGGTAATGAGAAGAGTAGATCTGGTGTTGCTATAGATGCGGAAGCAGCAATTGGTGAAACCAATGTTAGAGTATCATATACTGGAAGTATTAATGTCCCTAGTCAAGATGTTGAGATTAGAGGAAAACCTGGATGGACATATGCAGGAGCAACTCATTATACTGAAGCAGAAGGTCCAGAAGAGAATGGGATACATCCACACGTACATTTTAGTGGTACTAACAGATCTAGATTAAGAGCACAACCAGCATCATTAGAAACAGATAATGATAATCCTTCTGCACGAGGTAGGACAGGATTACAAAATGGTTCAACAATTAATCTTCAAGATTGGTTGAATGAAACTGCTGCAAATAATGCTGCTACTGTTGAACCAACTACTCCTGGATCTGCCTATGCATTTCCGACAATGAATCCAAATCCACCTGGCAGTGGACAAAGACCATGTAATCTTTTAGATAACTGGGATCCAGGATTAGGTGGTGGGCATCCTGGTAGTCCTAAATATACTCCTGGTTGGGGTTTTCAGACTGGTTATGCTGGTGGTTGTATTGACCATGAAGCAACTGGTAAATATCGTGTTGGTTCTGGTGAAGGGTTTGAATTTGGATGTCTTAATAATAACCAGTATAATGTTAATGGTGGTTTAAATGTTGGATCTCCTGATGGTAGTAATGTTACAAAATATAGAAATACTAATGGTGTTCTTATTTTTGGATGTACTAACCAAGGTAGTTGGACAACTATATCTGGAGGTAGTTTAGATACTATTGTTACAGTACCAGCAACTTATGTTACAGGTGTATCTGGTATGCCAGTAGATTATAATAATGCACCATTAGTTGATGTTGTTCCTTTACAGTCAAATGAGTCTGCTGTTAGTACTACTGCTACAACAGATGTAAATAATGAAACAACGGATACTATTGATATTCCAGTTCAAGCAGGTGTTATTCCTACCCTACATAGTCATAGGGTTAGACTAGAAAAAGGTGATCATAACTATAAAGTTAAGACTGCTGCTATTTCAATTGATCCAGAGAATCTACAGACAACATTTGATATTGGAGTAGATAAATCTATATCAATTGATTCTGCATGTCAACCCTTCATCGTAATGGAGTATTTAATTAAGATCTAATCATGGTACAGAGTTATAGAAATACAAGAAGAGGATTCTATACTGATTGTTATCAGGATACTACGCCAGTAGGTAGTATTGTTAATAACTTTAAAACTGGTGCAAACTCATATGATCATTCATTTGTTAATAAGGCTACAAATACAAATAGACATGATGATATAAGTGGTAATGCGTATCTAAATGGTGATGATCCTTCATATACCCATGATGGTTACTTGTATTGTGATGGAAGTACGTATAGTATATCTGAGTTTCCAGCATTATATGAGATAATTGGAACTAGTTATGGTGGAAGAGCAAGTGGTGGTATTGATGTAGTTAATAAAGGATCTGGATATACAACATCTTCTGTCATTACTCTATCAGCTCCCCCTGCTGGTGGAACACAAGCAACTGCTATTATTAGAGCTGTTGATGGTAGTGGTGGTATCACTGAGGTATCCACAATAATTCCAGGAGCAGGATATCAAACAAATCCAACAGTAACAAGTGTTACAGGTGGTACAGGTGCTACATTTGTTGTTAGATTTGATCCTAGTAATGGAGGTATACTTGGTATTAACCAAGCTAATGTTTGGAGTCAATTTGGAGATCAGTACTTAGGAACATTTAATGTTCCTGATCTTGTTACCAAGAAGGTTGTTGGTAATGGTCCAGTATTTGGTAATAATTCACCCACAGTTGGTAATATATCAATGCAGGTTGGTGCGACTGGTGGTGCATGGTATCTAGATCAAGATCAACAGGATAATTATTTTTCATTGGGTAGGATAACAACCACAGGATATGATTCAGTAGTTGAAACAGTTCAGTGTACTATTATTGGTTCTCAAACAGTCAAAGTGACGATGGAGAACAAAAAGTTACCATCAATATTCCAGCATAGTCATACAGTATTTCATAGTATACCTGGAGATACCACATGGCCAGGATTTGCAAGTGGTGATAGATATGTTCAGGGATATAGAAATGATACTGGAAGACTTGATAGATGGTATCCAACTACAGGAGTTGTATTAGAACATAAACATGCTTTATTAAGAAGTCCTATTGTTAGTACTGCTGTTGCTACTTATGATTTTATGGATTATAAGGGTGGTGATGAAGGTGTAGGTGCTGTTAAGAATCTACCAAATCTACAGAATGCAACTGGTACAGAATACGAACCTCAACCAGGATATACAACAGAGATACCATATAGCGATCAATACTATCTTGCTTCTGGTGCTTCAAATGCAGGATCATATGAGTTCCAAACTTCTATTGGCAACCCAACTATGATCAAGCATGATGCTAATTCAATCATAGGTGGTAGAAATGTTACTACTGGTGGCCAACCAACATACGATTTCACACAGTCATGGGAATATCAAAATCCTGGTAATTATAGTATAAACTTAAGTACTGTTACTGGTACACCTGATAAGTTGATATATGAATTAGTTGGTGGTGGTGGATCTGGTGCTGCTGGTACTACTCCTGGTAATAGTGGACAACCCACTACAATGTCATGTGGATCAACATTGATCCTTAGTGCAGGTGGTGGTAATGGTGGTGGTGGTTCCAATGGTGGTAATGGAGGACAGCCTGGTCAAGGTGGATTAGCAACTGAAACTGGTACTGCAAGTCCTGTCATAGCAACTGCTGGTCTTAATGGTGGAACAGGTGCAGGAACTGAGTATCCAGAAATTACTAATCCAAATGATCCAGGTGGCGGTGGAGTAGGTGGTACATCAGTTTCTAATAACTGGATTAGTGGTGATAAAGGTGCTGGATCTGCTGGTTGTAGAGTATTAACTGGTGGACTTAGTGGTCAATTTAATGAGACATTAAGTGCTGATGGTTCATTTGGTGCTGATGCTAGTAATCCAATACCTACAAGTGGTATAACATCTGTTAATTTCACACTTAAAGGTGGAAGAGGTGGTAATGGATGGAGTAGAGGAGCCTCTACTACAGAGAATAATGCTGGTGGATATGGTGCTAATGTTACACTTGAATTGCTTCAAACTGAATTAGTGAATTTCCTTAGTGTTCCTAGTCCAGGATGGAATGTAAAGATTGGATATGGTGCTAATGGTAGAAATGGTGGAACTAATTCACTTAGTGCTAATGGTGGATATGGTGGTGAAGGATATGGTCCAGGAGATGGTGGTGGTGGCGGTGGTTGTACCATATTAAGAAGAGGTACACAAATTGTCGCTGGTGCTGGCGGTGGTGGCGGCGGTGGTGCTGACGGACAGGAAGGAGGTGGAGATAATACCAGTCCAGGACAAGCAGGTGGTGCATATCCTGGTGGTGCTGGATTATATCAAGGACTTACATATTCTTCATCTGGAAGTATAGGTGCTGGAGCTGGTGGTCAGGGTGGTCCTTATGGATGTGTTGGTGGAGGTGGTGGAGCTGGTGGAGGCGGTGTCTCCTCTGGTGGAACTCTTCCCCCTGGCGGTGGTTATGGTGGAGGTGGTGCTCCTGGAGGACCAGGTGGAACTCCTGGTGGATGGGGTGGCCACCAAGGTGGTGTAGGTGGACAACAAGGACTTTCTGAATATAAGAGTACTTATTTTGCATCTGGTAATTTATCAGAACATAGTAATACCAATGGATCTGCTAATCTAACAATACTTTATAATGCTAATAAGTGGACATCTGCTGGAGGTGGTGGTGGATCTGGTGCTTCTTGGAGAGGAGATGTTCCTTGGCAATCAATAGGTAATCCTGCAACCATTGACATTACTGTTGGTTCTGGTGGTCCTAATGTAAGTGGTGGTTCTGGTAACCAAGGTTCAACTGCTAGTGGTAATAATGGATATGCAAAGGTAGGTGTTGGAGTTATAACAGGATGGGTTGGTGGTAATACTACCAGTCCACCTGGAACAGAAATTGAATCAGCATCTCAAACCGCAGATATACATGATGTTACCATTAATAGTAATGGTAATGGAACAGGTACTGGTGGTAATTTTAAACTACCAACGACACAAACACCAACATTATTATTCTTGGGTGGTGGTAAATCTAATAATGGTACACCTAATGCTAATGGTTATGTTCAAACAGGAACTGGTCATGCTACGGGAACGGTATCATTAACAAGTGGAGTAGTATCAGGTCTTTCACTTGGTACTACTGCTGGTACTAACCAAGGATATACAGAGCAACCATACGCATATATTTTACATGGTGCAGGTGCTGGATCTTTCGCTACTACAACATTCTCTAGTGATAGTGTTGATACAATTAACCTTGGTGGTACTGCTAGTGCATATACTCATTTCTGTAAGTTTGGTGGAGCAGGACAAGCTTCAAATAGAGATCGTTGGATAGTATTATTTGCACAAGATACAAGTACTGTCAATTATTTTGGTATTAAATGCTGTAGAGGAAATGGTGTTAATGGTGGAGATATTCCTGAAGAAGGATTGAAAGTAGAATATCAATTAGCAGGTTCTGCAACTTGGGTTTATATTGATACTATTATTAATCCAGCAGCAGAGAGAACTGATCCTTTAAGTGGTATGATTGTGCCACCATGTAGTCAAGGACTTGCTTTTGATGGTGCATCAGGTGATACTCAATGGTATACTTATTCTGTTGCATTACCAGCAGCGGCTAAAGCAGCAGGTACTAAGATTAGATTATATCAAGAAAGATCAGAGCAGGGTGGTACTGATAACGCTGGAGATGTTGACCATTATGGTATATGTGAGTACATATATTTCAGAGAGAAGGCAACAACACTAGTATTTGTTCCTGCAGCTGGTGCTATTAAGAGAAATACAGTTGATTTCTTAGAATATAATGTACAAGGTGAAGTTGGTCCTGCCTATACATATAGTTCAGGTCTTGGGTGTAGTGATGCTACAGTAACATTAAGATCAACTACTAAGGTTGAACCACAAGCAGTAATTGATCCAGATTATCATGTTCCTTTGATTACACCTTATGTTACATGTAAGTACTTAATCAAAGCCTTCTAAATACTAACGGAGATAGAGCATCAACATGGCAAGCGAACCAGTATTACAAGTTGAATTAAATGTCATTGGACAAGAGTTGTCTTATAATGGCATAGCAAAACCAATACCAGCAACATATTGGACTGACACATTAGTTCCTTTAATGTATCCTACTTGGGATACTGATAAGGATAAATTAATTGCATTTTATTATTATAGTAATGGTATGTACACTGCTAAACGCAGAAAGTATGTACTAAATTTCACTACTAATACTAATGAGTGGAAAGACTATGAGATGGAACAGGTTGAAAGTGCTGTTGCCACTTCATTTAAAGATAAGTTAGTTGAAGGATGGTATGCTATTGATGCTATTGAAAATGTTGAATTCCAGAATGAATTGGGTTCAATGTATGCTAAAGCAAATTCTATTTCTCCAATATCAATAAGACTTGCAAGAGATTTTCTATTATCTGAGACTGATTGGGTATACATAGAGGATTCTCCTGTTGACGCTACTACTAAAGCACAGTATACAGTATACAGACAGAAACTTAGAGATATAACTAATACAACTGAGTTTAGTACTAATGTTGAAGGTACTAAATTCCCGATTTCTCCAGAATTTTATAATAGAATCTATAAGGGTGAAGAATTAAATGCTGGAAAGGATTATCTAGCAACAGATGATCAGTTCCTACCATTAGCAGCACATTATCTCAAGAGATATAGAGATAGAATGGCACATTACTTACTCACTAAGTCATGGACTGAGAGATCATTCTTCAATACATTAATTGCTGAGTATAATGCTAGTAAAGTATTCCCTGTTGATGCATCTAAAGCTAGTGGATATAGTGTTGAGGCCAAGAAAGAGTTCTTGGATAAGTTGTTGATAGAATGTAAGACTGAAATTGACAAGTTAAACGGAGAATAATTATGATTATACAAGGTAAAGACTTATCAGTATTTGATCTCGTTGCTTGTTATGCACAGAGATACCAGAAGTACTTGGTGCATTTTAATTTAGACAAATATAATAGTTTAGATGCAACTAAGAAGGCAACTGTTACAGCATACTATGAGAACACTGTTAAGGTGGATGAGTATGTCATGGATATAATTAAGCAAGGTGGCATATTTAATACTGTTTCATTTGATGAAGAAGCATCAGCAGGTGTGTTCGCTTCTTCGTGGTTTCCGTTAGAATCACAGTGTCCTGATGCTGACCATTACATTCATGCTTATATTGTTGATACATGGGGTGATGTCACATGGGAGAACAAACCAACTGGCAAACCTAGTTAATGTTATTATTTCCGACTCTCGTAGTTGATGACTTCCTTGATAATCCTGATTATGTTTTAGATTTAGCAGAAAACACAGAATATAATGATCCAGGTCATACAAATTATCCTGGTGTTGTTTCTAAAAATAAAATATATGAATTGGATCAACAGTTATTTGATACTATTCTAGAGAAGATCTTTGGATACTATTGGGACTTGAACAATCCTGTTAAGTTTAATGTTGAGATGGAGTTTCAAAAGATTGAATCCAATGGCCAAGGCATCATTCATCTTGATACAACATTTGGTGCTCTTGGTGCTGGTGTCATATATTTGAATAATAAACCAGAAAAGGATACAGGAACATCATTCTATAAATTATTAGATCCTGATTATAACATTGAAGAACAGTTCTTAGATCCTGTTGCAAGATCTCATGCTGGTGAGCATGTGGATGGACTTGACAATATATGTGAGAAGCATTACAATATGTTTGAAGAAACCATGAGAGTACAGAATCAGTACAATCGTTTGGTTACTTACGATTCTAATGTATGGCACACTGCCACATCATATGGTGATCAAACAAGGTATACTCTACGGTTCTTTATTAATGAACTAGAGTCTAAGCACCAAGACTTCCCATTGAGGCGATGAGTGTACCACATTAAGAACTGTCACAAGCCCCCTATACAGGGGGTTTTTTAATGCTATTATATAAATGTTGAGGGATGGGACAGTTCCTATCTACCACACAACAAGGCAAGGGTGAGCGACCCCAGTGGAATATGCTCTTTAAGTTGAACCTCTTGTGAAAGGTGGACATTACCGATAGGGTAAAACACTTTCTGTTCCCCTCAACTGCTCTAATCCCTTTTGGTAGTTTTAGGATTAGGGGCGATAGAAAACTACCACTTTATTCTATATTAAGACAGTCATGCTCTCTCAATTGAACAAAGACATTGATTACTGCACACGTGTGTTAGGATGCAATGCAGAGCAGACTGATGAACTTATTCAGGCTGCTGAAGCATT